TTACGCATACTTACTCCGCAGGTAATTGAGAGAGATGAAGCCCTCATCGAACTGCCCATCAACAACTTCGTAGCACATTAACATGCCGCGCCAGTGCTCGTTTCCTTGGGGTCCGAGATAAGATTCATCATGAGGGTAGCAGTTGTGGTGCCCATACCCCTCTACAATCATAGTCTTTTCATCAATGGCTATGCGCACTACGTCCTGTTTTCCTACGTAGCGCACCTTTTCCACAAAATCATCATTAGCCCTAGGTGAGCAGATTATTCCAAGAGATTCTGGTACAAACTTATGAAGTAACCGTTTAGGACGGAATGTTCCCATGATGGATGCCGATGTACGGTTTCCTCCTAAAGCCCGCAGTGTGCCTACCTCTCGTTTGTGTATATCGACTAGCGGAACATATCCAAAGCTCTCCAATATACGAACAGCTTCGTTCATTAGCAGTCCTGGCTTCTGGTACATAGAAAGAACACACCGGGCTGGGTATGTTTTTATGTAAATGCTGCCCTCACCGTCGTACATCCCAGCCAGCCACCCTGCGTCATAGGAATTGGATGCCTCCCATTCCGGCATAAGTTTAGGCACACGCGTACCTTTGCGTAAGGTAGTCGTCTCTTTCCAGTAGTATTTAGAGCCAGTTTTGACAAACCACTTGTGGTCTCCTGTAGCCGTGAAAACCTTACCACTTCTCAAAGTCACCTCGTATACGTCATCCTGCTCTACTTTAATTGCCTGTACTGTGCCTGTCTTGTACCTACGGCTCTTGTGAGTAGTGCCTGGATGCTCTTCAAAGCTTACCAACTTGTCTCCCACGGACACCTTTCCTAACTCTACATATCGTAAATCGGCAGTTAAGACCTTATGGTTAGGAGTCAAGCAACTTCCTGTGATGATGCCTGTGATTCGTTTACCGTCCCCACGAGTAGCGGTAGCGATCTGTTTTCCTTGCTGGTGCCCCGCGATACACGACACGTGCTTCTTGGTCAGCAGAGCTTGGGCGGATGTGATAGGACGGCCCATGACACCGGACACGAAGTAGTGGGAGAAACAGATACCTCCGACCTGCTCAACCTTTAGGAAAGGTGAAACCTCCCACCCGAACTCCTCGTACTTCAAATCGGACAGACCGATAGTGCCGTCCAATTTAGGATCATCTTCGATAGCCCTAGTGATCCGACAGTTACCGCAGAACACTGGCTTGTTGTTTCTGCGAGTCAACAAAGTTCCATTAGGTACGGTCAAGCAATACACGTACCCATCGTATTCGATAGAAGAAGTCAACCAATCCTTTGTGCGACACTTGTTAGTCTTGGTTATGTTCACACGCCATTGGTTGGGACGATACTCGGTAAGAGTAGCCCGATATCCATGCAACACACAGGCAATCTGAACGTCCTCACATACCTCCTTTCGTCCATAAAACACTAGACAGTTTCCAGTGCTGCCAGTGGGAATTGTACCGTCACACAGGACCAGAGTGTCAAGAAACGCATCGAATGCGTCTTTTGGCATCGAGTACGCAAACTGTGGGAGACGACGATTACCAGGAAGGCACCACTCTGGACGCTCCATATGGTACTCGTACGACGTTTGGGGCTTCTTCTTTAACGCCCTCCCGCATATCTGCTTAATGTCCCGATCACGTACAGATGTGTGCAGAATAGGCACACCCGCTTCCTCAATGATCTTCTCAATCAGTTTTCGCTTTTTTTCTGACTGATAGAATACCACACGATCTTTGTGGTGAGAAGCATCCGTACACGCTACTGCGCAGAACCGAACTTGCTCAAGCGTCATGTTGAACGGAGAAGTGGATGATACTGAACTCTCGGCGGCAACAATAACGTCACAACTGCTTGATGCGGTGCAAGCGGGGGCAATGCGTAAAGTCCCACCACAAGTCTCCCACATTACGTTGTGGTTTGGAGTAACACACATATCCATCGTTCGGGACGAATAGTAGAGCATGCTACCCTTGTAGGGCTTCTCAATCTTGTGGGTGGGGTACTGCCACTCCCCCTGGTGTGTCTCAGTGTTAAAGGTGTATACCTGCTCCCCATTCCAGTCCTTAATCAGCTTCCAGCCATCCTCTGTCAGCACTTCCGTTACATTGTCGTAACACTCGTGGTTGCCACCGAGCATCAACATGTACGGACTGTACTTCTTTTTCTTGTGCCGAGAGTGAGTGTCATTGTATCGATACAGGGGACGGAGCAGAGTGCGCATCCCCTCATGGACACTCTCGATGTCTTTCTTGTACCGTCGTCCCTCGAAGGACTTCTTGCCTTTATCGTAACTACTGAGGGACGGCATATCTGCGAAGTCCCCGAGGTGTACGATAGCATCTGGCTGCTTCTCTACGAGGTAGTTCCCGATGTGTTCCAGCCAACTGAGATCAATGTCTGGCTTGACTTGGGTATCTGGGAGCACTGCGATCTTCAAAGGCTTGGTCAACGATTTAACTCCTCGTCATTGGGTGTGTATTCGGGCTTGCCTTCATCGATCTTTATGTACCATTTACGTCTTTTCACGACAGCGGAATCCCAGTAATCTTCCCAGTACCTCGGGTTATCTCTTTCTCGGTCTCTGCGCTGTTCTGGGGAGTACGCCTCGTACGCTTCACTATCATCGAATGAATACCACAGTTGCACATCGTATTGAATGGCCTGCGCTCGCTCAGTTGTTATTTCGATAAATCCCTGAAACTTGTTGTTACTCACATTCGTACTCCGGCTTGTCGTTGTCTACTCGCATGTAGTACGTTAATGTACACTTGGGAATATACGCCGTTCCCACATTTCGATTTGTCTCGGGCGTAAAAATACTTTCACTAAAGTGCCATTCTTCAGCTATCTCCGTTCCTAGGTAAAATTGTACGTCACACGCGAGGGTGTTCATATCTTCGATTGACAGCTCTCGGTATGTGTGCCCATCAACTCCTTTCACGATTTCAGGATCATTCACGTTGGCACCTCGTACTCCGGTTTCGGTGGGGCTACTTCAACAGCCCATTGAACATTAGCCCATTGAACATTCCGTTCAATCACAGTGGCAACTGAGCCCCCTCGCTCCCCTATCTGTTTATACATGTCCGGATGCAGTCCAGTATGCCAGTGCCCGGATATGGGACCTTTCCAGTATACCTGTACATCCTGACACATGGATATGGCGTCTTCCAGGGGTATCTCTAGCAGGTACTTACCCAGGGTGTTTGACCAGAACAGATTATGCGTACTCTTCATCTAACCACTCCTGGGGAATGTCCCCGACAGCACAGGGGAATCCGTTTGCACGAGCCCAATCAGTATACCGTGTTTTGGAGCCCTTGTAAATGGGATTGTCTCGCTGGAACACCAGACGGATGTCCAACTCGGGGTTGCTGTTCTTAACATGGATCATCTTCTTTCGAGTGGCTGCGTCCAGGACTCCCTTCGCCTCTACAACCCAGGTCCGTCCACGTACCTTGAAATCGGGTGTGTACTCGTGTACCTCCTCAGGGACGATGTACTTGACCTTGAGTCCCTTTTCGTACACGTACCGCACGTTGCGGGAGGTCAACGAATCTCCGATGTGTTTCTCGAACTTGCTCTTGACCAAGATTCCCGTCTGAGTACGTGTCGGTGCTCGGCGTCGGGTGTTACCATTATTACGGGATCGTCGGTTCATACAGGTTCGTACTCCGGTTTATCTGTATCCAGACGAATGTACTGTGGAAGGATGATGTTGCTGTACCACTCTTCTAAATCATTTTTCCAGTACCTCGGATCGTCCAGATAGTCTCTGGGAGACAGAACACGTTTCTCCATGTAATGCGTATTCCCATATTTATACTCAATGTACAGCTGAACGTCCATACACAAATCAAGAGCTTCTTGCATAGTCAGCGGCTTGTACAGGTATCCGTCTCCGCCGTCTATCAGTTCAGTAGTCATGGCTCATACTCCGGCTTGTCAATGTCTATTAGAATGTAGTACGAGTCCCCATTTTTGTACCACAGATTTAGCCTATCGTGTCCGTCTTTTATGTAGCTTTCCGGCTCATACGCACTAGGTGTGAATTTTACAGGAACAGAGTCTCTGTCGTAGTAAAACAGAGGATCAACTGTCTTGTAAAACTGCACATCTTTGCAAAGATCAATAGCCTCCTCGAAAGATAGATGTTTGTACAAGCGCTCGTCAGCACCAATAACTACTGTATCATCAGTGCAGCTTCCACTCTTCGATTGCGAGTCCACGAGAGATTACCTTAAGAAGTCGTTGTGGATCGTTGTTCGTCTCCGTAATCAACTTGTACAGAGCATCCATTCGAGCATCGTTCTCGGGAGAACTACTTCGGCTGCGTACCAGCTCTAGTCCGTTATCATCCATGAACACGAAAGCTACGGAACCAGGAGGTAGTTGGTATCCATCAGGTAGGACTTCACTTTCAAGGTCTTCGTCATCCAAGTTATCGATCATCGCCAGAGCCCTCCAACACGTTACGTGCTTGTCGAGAGGTTAGTTTCTCGATGTTCGTCTGGAACACAGCACCAAGGTGGATACCGTGCTCGTCTGCTAGACGGGCTACCTGCCACAACACGTCTCCAAGCTCCTTGGTGAGACTTTCAACGGGGACTGGTACTCCCCTACGGGCTGCCTTGGCAAGAACGCCCATAACCTCTCCTGCTTCTTCTGCGAGGGCATAGGCGGGGTAGGTGTGCTTCGCTTCGCCTGGGTAGATAGCTGTGGTGCGTGTCCACCGTTGATAGTCCTGGGCAGCACTGAACAGATTGTACATCCCGTGGTCGTTCATCATGTAGGTTCGTACTCCGGTTTGTCTTCATCCAAACGGATGTAGTAGATGTTGATGCTCTTATCCCCTCCTGCCCCAGCAACTCCATACCAAGAGAGCGTACCACCTATGTAATTGTGTCTGTGCCACTCTGGTGAAAAGGTACTCTTCTCGAAATTACTGGCTGTCGTGGAGCCACAGTACATCTGCACGTCTTGTCGCAGTTTCAAGAAGTCTTCTACCGCCCACAGGGGTATGTACGAATACCCATCTCTACCAACAATCACGTCGCCCGAGTGTTCCACTTATCAATCACCTCTTGTTGGGAATCTCCGTGCATCTCAACTCCGCATCCACCCATAGACTCATTACACAACACCTTCCAACAGTACCCATCTACGGCACCAGGGAAGTCTGCCGACGCATGATATGTTCGACCGTACTTTGCCTTTCTCCAAACGGTTCCAGTACGGTACACGACATCCAGCAAATCGTCCGGATCGTCCGGGAATACAAATCCGCAGAACGGGCAATCATTCAGTTGAATACTGTTCACAAGCACCTCGCTGTAGGTCGTCTCGTTCAAACTCCTCGTTGATAGCATCTTCCATCAACTCTTTCAGACGGTACTTGTGTGGGATCACGACTTCGTTCATACGTTCTACCTCTCGTTTCTTTCGACGGGTTCGTGGTTCGTTACGTCGTAGATTCTCCTTGTCTTTCGTCGTGTCACTCATCTGATTCATACTCCGGCTTGCCAATGTCTACCTCGATAGCGTTGATGTGTTCCGGCCACATAGCGGGATAAAATTTCCAATCCTCCTCTGCCCCCATTAGTATGCGTCTGTACTCTTCCGGGGGGGTGTGGTCCTGTCTCCAGTGGGGTTGTGATCCCCCACTTCCTAGAGTCCAGTACAACTGAACATCCTGGCATATGCTATCCGCGTGCTCGACGCTGATTGGCATCAAGTGTTTCCCAAGCTCTCCGCACCAAAACGGTTTGTACAATTCATAGGGGTGTGTATCACTCATAAGGTATGTACTCAGGTTTGTCCGAATCATCAAGACGGACGTAGAAGTACCCGTCGTAGGCCGTGCCACATTCGTATTCCCATCCTGCAACACGTTCCCTAGCTACACCAGGAACCGTTCGAGCTTTCTCCGGAGTAATGTGCCAGGGCTCAAAACGGCGACTGATACGAGGGCGTGGATGACTCTGCAAATACCTAACGTACAGCGGAACGTCAAGGCACATCAACACGGCTTCTTCCTGTTGCAACTGCTTGTACATCTCACCGTCCGTGCCCTTAACTATTACTTGAGTGTCCACCTCGAAACTCCTTCCACGCCGTGTAGCTACCAGGGAACAGCTCTTGTACCTTCTTAGCAATCTGTTCCGCTACTTGCCGGGTTTCCTCTTGGGCAGATTCCTCACACCGCAGACTGATAACCCGTAGCCACGCAGCAAGAGAGCCTGTCCACACGAACGTCGTGTTGGTGCTGTTCGGAAGGACTGCTCGTGCCTGTTCTTCACACACTCCCAGCGCTAACAGATCGTTGTACGTATCGAAAGCTACTTGCAAAGAGTGGATGTACTTGGTTGAAGCATCGGTGCACACCTCGACTGGAAGACGACCACCACTGCCTTGCTTCTTGTTAGCAGCTTTCTCTCGCCACGCTAGCGTGTGCCAGAACGTCACATCGTCCGATACGTACCGACGGGATACTGAGTTAGCTACCAGCCCGACTTGGTGCTTGAACAGCTGCGCCGCAACGAACAGAGGACACGTAATCCGGAACTTGACGACGCTGTGTGCAAACGGGGACCAGTGATTGTGCCGTGCCAGATACCGTAGAAGACGCTCATCGCTTTGCGAAAACTTCTGAGAGATTTTCTTGAACGAAACACGAGCATCGTTCACAACAGCTAGGTCGTTTCCCATGTGATCCACATACTCACACGAGATGTTTTCAAGAGTGATAGGGTTACTCAACGGGCTTGTACTCCTCTTTGTCCGGTGGGTCTACTTGGATGTACCTAATGTAGTGAGTCCACACCCAGCTATCGGGGTTGTTAGCGTCGGAATACTCCAAGTGTCGTTCCCTGTACCATTCTGGTGTTGCGTCGTCATCTAGGTACTTAATACCATCTTGAACGTGATGCACATACATCTGAACATCCAACCGGATTCGGAACGCTTCCTCGTTAGAGATACGTTTGAACCACATCTTGTTGTCGAAGGTTATCAGCCCATCATCGGTGCTTTCCATCGTTCCTCCGGACTCTCCCGTAGAATGTACAGCAAGTTGCAGTGCTCAACCAGTACCTCTTCCCACTTGTGTCCGTACGCGCTCTTGTACGCCTCTTGGCAAACTCGGTACATATCGGACTCCGTTACTGCGTGCTCCAGCAGCTTCCCCGCTTTCTTGGGGCCGATACCGGGTATTCCCTGGATGTTGTCTACCCGATCCCCTGTCAGCACCTGGGTCCAGAAGTATCGAGCAGCTTCCTCCACGGAGACTTCTCGGAACTCCTTGGTACGAGGGTTGTAGTGAGCACCAGGAATCTGTAGCAGGTCCTTGTCCACGGACACGATACACGTTCCAGGATTGTTGGTGTGGTAGATACCGATAGCGTCGTCTGCTTCGATTCCGTCCACGATCTGTCCTGCCCACACGTCCACGAGATACTGGCGGACGTTAGCGTAGTAGGGTGGTTTTGGTGGACGATTACCCTTGTAGGGTTTGGTAACGGCGATGGGTACGCGGAAGTTGTCTTTGCCTGTGAGGTACGTACGATACTCCAGACCGCGATCAAAGACGGCTACGATTCCGTCCATGTAGTTCTTGCAGTTGTTCAGAGCCCACTCAACGGGCTCGTCTTCTTTGATGGGACCAGCGGATGCGTACACAGCGATGTCAGCATCGATCAGTGGGATGAAGGGGTAGCTAGTCATAGGTATGCACTGCTGATTGATTTATCCATACCACTTCTCATTGAGTGTTTGACAGATAGTCTCTAGCAGCTTCCTGCCAGCCGCAGATAGATGGCTATGCAAAACATCCATACGATCTAGGCACTCTTCCTCTTCTTTCATAGTCCTGCTACGCAGCTTTTCCGTGAAAGTTTTGAAGTATTCTGTCAGAGTAGATACATCCCTGGATTGTGCCAAGTACTCAGCAAGGCTATCGTACAGTTCCCTAAGTTCCGATCCTGTAATATCCGCTGAATCAACTACCTTCTCCGCAGAGCGCAGTAGCTTCTTGATAGCCTCTTTCTCAGTGCTCATGGGTTGTCGTCCTCGTGACCTGGACACGGCTTGTTGGCTTTGCGCTTTGTGGCTTCATTCTTCAAGTAGATCAGGCCACACTTGTCACACACCGGGTAGTTGAATCGTTTCAGAGATGGTATGTACCACTCATGCTGTTTCTTCTTGGTACTCATACACAGTCCTTGTTGAAAGGTTTGCACACGTTAGGTTCCCAGTGGGTTCGCGAGTTAAGGATGGATCGCTTACCAAGTCCACCATCCAGCGGGGAGGTGATGTTCCGCTCACTACTGCCACTGCCCTATATCGACCTCGGTGTGTGCCCCGGAGCAAAGATGTCTCTACTACAGCTTAGAAGCCCTTATCCTTGTCAAGCATCGGTGTGTACCTCGTTGTTGAAGAACAGAGCCACCGGCATAAACCAACTCGACTTGTGGGAGTCTTTACGAGCTTGGTCCCGACTACCGACTACCTTCTTCAGCTTGTTGGACTTCCGATTCAAGACTCCCCACGCATCCGGATTAGCCAGCCCTCGATCCCGGCGGTACTGTTCCCCGAGAGCTACCGCTACATCTACCAGCTTGCCGGGCTTGTGGGTCAGGTATCCCTTTTGGTTGACGTACACAGGGACCAGCGTTTCAGAAGTGTTATTCATTGCTTTCTCCGGTAGTGACGTACAGGTAGTCTTTCAAAGCGTCGATGAGATCAAGAGCATCCACCAGTTCCTCCCGAACGATGTTACCGTTTTCACACAAATCCAATGCAACAATACCGTCGTCTACGAATGCGTCGTCACTTCGCGTGTTGCTCAGAGTCACATTACCTATCTCGATTGTGATCTTACGTTTCACCGGCTAACTCCTTCAAGTCTTTGTCCATCTGTTCAAGGTACGCATCATTCAGTTCGTGCCACTTCCTAACGATCTCGTCCAGTATGTACGCCGGAATGAATCCCCCGCTACGGGAGGTGTCCAGAAAGAACTCGTACAGCCCGGAGTCGGTAGCTACGAAGTCACCGACCTTAACAGTAGACCCTACTCCGGTGTACAGCGTGTGGCCCTTCCACGCAATCTCAGAGGTCACTCGTCCACTCCTGCATCTTTTCCTTGTCCTCGTTCGTGTTAGGCCAGTACGCTCCTCCGAACATTCGTACCGCTCGGTGGATGATACTTGCTTTCACGGACCCAACTCCGTTCTCTCGTAGCAGGTCGTACAGAACCTGATCTGCATCCTCTCGACTAAGTGCGTGTGTGTAGTACAACCAATCGTGGAACACAGCAGCCGTCATAAACTCCGGGGCAAAGGGACTGCCGATGATGGACCAAGCAGCACGAGGAATGGAAGCCCCATCGTACTCAAACCCAGCGGGTACAGTGATCCCATTGCGGGACACACTCTCGGCCACCTTGTACAGCCGCGTCTTGGAATCAGGAATGACTTTCAGCACGTAACCACCCACCAGCGTTTCGGAAAGTCGTTAAAGGGCGTTGCTCGACGCCATGCATCTTCCTTTTCCTTGTTGTACTTTTCTCCGTCTTTGATGAGCTTTTCCCAGTCTGGGTATGGAGCTTTCTGAGGACTACAGTTTTGCTCTTGCTCTAGACGACAGAATGCCCAGCATCCCTTTGGTGCGAGAAACACAATCTCCTCGGAAGCGTCAAAACACATGAGATCGCCGTCCACTACTCGCACAACTCGACAGTAGACCTGTTGCTTATTTCCATCCGCCAAAGAGACAGTGTACGTTTTGTCTTTACCACCATCTGGGCCTCGCCAAGAAGCGGGACCGGAATTGTTGTTAGATTCCACAGACACCTCCGTCGTTGTTGTCATCGAATTGGGCACACACCGTTAGCACACTCCAGATCACCTTCAAAGTCCACGGAATCCATCCCGGTGATTACTCGTGAAGTAGCTACTCGCCTATCATACTCCTCCTTGGCGATCTTTTCAAGAGGGGGCTGATCGAACCCATGGTCGTCACGCAACAGGAAGCTCAGACTCTTGAATCCCTTGTTATAGTTCTTCTCCAGATACTCCCGGATAGCAGGTAGTTCGTCCATAGTGTAGTACACCGTGCACGACACTGAGTTGTCGCTCCACACAGTCTGGACTTTCTTCACCCACTCCAGTTGGTCAATGGCACTCAGTTCCTCCGCAAGCACGGTGCCTTCTGGGTAGCTAAACGGGAACTCTACCACTACAGTGTTGTAATCCGGACTACCGTCAAAGTTACGTTGGTACTCTACCGGATACCCGTGACTACGACACACTTCAACAAGAGCGTGGTCAGACTGAATCCGTACACGTCGGATCATGTACTGAGCGTAGGCTGGATGCACACCTGGGGTTACGCCTGGAAGCAGGCTGAGTGTGCCGGAGGGCTTTGTCGTGGTGAGCTTAATCGACTCCGGCCATCCGTGTTCCTTACTGTACTCCCTGTCGTATTCACGCAGGGCTCGGTAAACATCATCACACCACTCCAGCTTTTCAGGACACTGAAGGATGCCTGTGATGCCGATGCCCATACGCATGTTCTGGTGGACAATCTTCTCAGTCTCTTTGTGGTGACACGGCAAACTGAGACTGTGCTTGTTGATACGGTACAGCAGCTTGCAAACGTCCAGGAACTCTTCCTGGCTCTCGATGTTCGGAAGGAACACCTCAGACAGACAACACGTTTCGTAATCAGCGAGGGACTGTTCAGCACCAATCTGTTACTTGCTTGACCTATTCCAGCGCACCTGTTCTGCTGGACCTTGGCGGCTACACATTTCTGGTAGCTCCACATGTTCCCATATGGTTCGGACTGTATCATCATCTCCAGGGGTTTTGAGATGCCCTTGTCAGTCTCTAGCGCCTCTTAAGCCATTCATCCATAGGCTTGGTGTTGCGTCGGGATTGTCCGTTCTGGACTTCCCCCGATATTCGGGTTTGCAACTAGGATCACTCCTAGAAGCCGCATGTTCATTTACGGATTGTACCCTCGTACTCCTTTGTCCTTGTACCTCGTGTCTCCTAAACGTCCGCAGTTTTGACTCAGCTTCAAGTTAATTAGACCGTACGGTTCAGACCCACCTTTGTACGTGTCCCAGAACGCTTGTGGCAGCAAGGAGAAATCATTGCACACAACTGAGTTATTGGAAAACGCTCTCCAGTTTGGGACCTTACCGCTGGACCAGTCCTTGGCCCGTAGGTACTGTACATCGTCGAAGTCCCCGATTGCTATCTGAGCACTTCTGCGTACGTTCCCGGATACTACGATCATCCCAAGGATGTTCATAATATCGAGGCAGTCAATCGGCCTCAGTTGTTTGCCTGCTCGCTCTTCAAGGATTCCACCGATGAGGTCAATTCCTCGACATAGGTCTTCAGGTCCGCTAGCAACTCCTCCAAAACCGCGAATTGGGGCTCCCTTACCTCGGACCAACTGGGTGCTGTAGGTGAACCCCGGAACGGTGTCTCCGTAAAAAGCGGAGCGGAGAGTACGTTCCAGGAGAGCCCCCCAGCCACTACGAGAATCTGGGACAATGAAGTCTGCGCCTGCTCCGTCGAATCTAATAGGTCTTTTAAAATCTGAACGGACTTCTGGCAGTTTGTAGACATATTCCCTCTGAATGTTGTACCCAACTCCTGACCCGAGCATAAGCATATCGAATGCCCAGACAAACGGTCGAATTGGGTGATCCACAGTTGTGAACGCACAGTTTTGCAGTGACGGAAGACCCAGAGTGTTGACGGTGGAGGTGCCAAGTTGCCACAGGAATCGACCAGCAACAGACCCCTTCAGCGTCATCAGGTATCGGTACAGGCGCTCCTCTTCATCCCGTGTAAACCCTACGTTCAACTGTGTTTGGCACGCCTCGACAACTCGGTTACACACATCCTTCCACTCTTCCGTAGGGGAGTTAACGTCGTCATCGACAAGCCGGCGTGCGTACGTTCGCTTCGCTACGATGTATCCAATGGGGCTCCACGGTGTTACGTGTTCGGTAGTCAGCATCATTTCTCCACGTCATGGGTTGTTGGGGAAGTTCCTTTATAGTCCGGGGAAAGGTACTTGGAAAGCTCCTTGCATACAGAATCGGGGTTTTGCCAGTAGTAGGGATCGTTCATGTCCACTTCGTACACATCCGCATCATAGCCCAGACTGTCAAGGAGTTTCTTCACTTTTCCTGCTTCTTCCTCTGTGCGGAAACGACATTCTAACAGCATACTGTTTAGGTCGAGAAACAGCCTATTAGACAGACCCACCTCATACCAGACAGACTCACTCATTCATTGATTGATCCTTCCAATCTTGGATCAGAGTATCAGCGTCGTCGAAGAAGGTCGGACACGTTGGGTCAACCTTCCACACCTCCGCGTCTCCGTCAAGGGCTTCTGGATCATTCTTTATACAGAAATTCCTGTACAAATTCGCCTCCTTTCTGGTCCGGAAACGAAGGGGACTGTATGATCCGTCCCCGTTGTTACGCATTACCTCGTACCACGGTGCCACATTGCTGATGCTCATATCCGTTTGTCCTCGGCAGCTTCGTTGGTGGGGTCTTTGAAGGTAGGTTGGTCTGACATGCTAATCTGCTCAGGGCAAAGAGGCTGCTCGTGTGGTGGATCATACCACTCTGAATCGTCAATCGGTGATCCGTCCAGTTCCTCCAGGAACGAAGCTACCAATCGACTGATCCACCAGATAACAGCCACCACAAATATGGCTACCACACTTGACACTAGGAACAACTCAATGATTGTCGTTACCACAGTTTTCGCTCCATATTAAGGTCCTCTTGTTCACTCTTCATATGATCTACTAAGGAGTGTCACGTCTGTTTCTCCACGAGCGTCGATCCAGGATCGATCTCAGCAACAGCCTTCCCAAGCAAGGTAACAGCTAGAGATGCGTAAGCGTGGGCCAGAGACTCCTTGACAATTCCGTTCTCTCCCCATTCAACGTGGATGTCCACGGAGCCTTCTTCGTTTTCGATGTCGGTGAACGTTACTGTTGCGGTAGGCACAGTCAGTTAACCTCTCGAAGTTGGTCCAGGAGACTAGCAAAACGGCTCTGTGTTTCCTCGATGTCCGTTAGAAGATCACTCTTATCCCGTTGCTTGGCCTTGACAAGCAGTGCCTCGATCTGTTGCTTTAGGTCTTCGAGAGCATCCAGTGTGTCTTTTGATGTGTCGGAACGGAACACGGTGGTAAGTTCATACACTCCCGCCGACACTCCATGTCTATCGTAGTTTTCCTCGAAGAATCTCTCTGCGTGAGCTACCGACTCGAAGGTGTCTTCGTCTACAACATCAGCTTCCTCCTCGTCGTACACCCGTAGGTACACGGGATATGCCCGATCATACACAGCCATACTGTCCTTGACTACGCCCATTTACTTACGCTCCTTTAGAATTTCTCCAATCTTGGCAACAGTATCATCGTCCGCCTTGTCAAGAAGAGACTTCAAAGTGTCAAACACGAACTCAAGTGCTTC